TAGGATGATTAATTTCAATAGCACCGTCACTTTGAAGAATATAATGTGTTCCTGCAAATCCATTAATTCGGCTGTTGGCATCTTCACTGTTGTAATTACCTAAATGAATAGTATCATTTGAGCCACTTATACCACCTAAATCATTAACAATTATAGTACCAGTTACGCCTAATCCAAATCCATTAAATGTTAGATTTGCTTCGGCATTACCATTTCCTGCAGTAGTTGATGTAATTACTCTGTTATCAGCTTCATTTGATACTGAGAATGATGATACTCCCGTTAATCCAGATCCATCACCAAAGAATGAACCGGTAAATGATCCAGTTACACCAGCTAATTCTGCTTGCGAACCTGATACAATTATTTTTTTCCATTCGGCCATGTTCTATACCTTATTTTTTATATAAATATATTGTTATTCAATTCCTAACCAAAAGTTTGATCCAGAATACATTATTCCGGCTGGTGCTGGCTCGGGTGTTGTTGTTTGTTCTTTTATTTGCATTACACTTTGTGATGTAAGTGTTAAAGCTCTTGTACCAGTTGTTTCTCTAACTAATAAAATATCTGCTTCAGCATCTTGTTGAGCAAATTGTAATGAACCAGTTATCCATGTGTCAGTAACAAATACTTCTTCAATTCTAGATGTTCCATCATTTCGTTTAAAAAATAACTTTCCGTCATATACATTCACAGACAATTCACCATCCTCTAAATCTATAGGACGTGTTCCGGGAATTGTTGATCTGCGAAGCTGTATAATTTGACCCATCTTAGAATGTGCCTCCGTCTATAATATTACTAAATTTAAGTTCACCACTACCAGTATCTAAATAAGCAATAAATGTATGATTTCCTATTTGTGGAATTGATTCTAATGTTGAACCAGTTATAAATAAAGATCCAGTAAATAAATGAGTATCATCTAAACTATCACCAAATATTGTTGACCCACTACTAAATGATTGAGTCATATAAGTTACTGAAGAAGATACTATATAATTTTTAGCAACAATATCACCAATAATGGTTAATGTACCAGCATTATCTAAATTTAAAATTTTATTGCCAGAACTTACAACATTAAATATACTTGTTGTATCTACATCAACTGAAGCAGAAATACTTCCAGAGCTAATTCTAAATAATTGCAATCCGGTAATAGCACTTGAAGGAATTCCTGTTAATCCAGATCCATCTCCTTCAAATGATCCTGAGAATGACCCCGAAACGCCTGCAGAAACAATCAAACTACCAGTTACTTGTAAATCATTTGTTGTGGCTTGAAATGATCCGGTAGCTTTAAAAATACCAGCTCCGCCAATTGCTGTTGTAATTACTTCATCAGCAAATTGACCAATATATATCCATGCTTCTAAATATGCAGGAACGCCGGTTGTATTTGTTGTATCTTCTTGGAAATATATACCAGCATAATAATCTACGATCCAATCTCTTGCATCTAAAGCTGCAATAACATCACCAGAACCTTTTGTTGCTGTTCCGTCATCATCATATAATATGGGAGAATATACAGTTCCAAATAATCCAGGAGGAATAATTTGAATTCCACCTAATGTTTCATATAAATTCTTACTATTATCAAATGTACCATTGCCGGCATTAGGATTGGTTGATGAACCTTCATATCCAGCTGGCAATTTAATTGCATATCCTTGACCGTTAGTACCAGCAATTTCTTCTAGTTCTAAACGAACATATTCAACAACACCACTTGTTTGATCATATAATGAAGCTGATATGGGGGCTGCTGGTATTGCTTCTCCAAATACGATGCTCGTACCTAATTGTGCCGTTGTACCAATTGATTCGTTAGCAGGAAGAGCTTTAGCTGTTGCGGTATGCGACAGACCTAACGCTTTCTTCAGCGTAATCAAATTGATATTAGTTTGTGATAATGCCATTTATATTGTTCCTATTTCATTTAAAATGTTACTGACATTGCATCAATAAAACCTGTCCAATCTCCTCGTGCTGTAACTCTTACTACAATATAGTCATTGTTTGATATACCTTGTGTCAATGTTGTATATGTATTTGTTAAATCTAACGATGTATCTAATGCGCCTACTACATAAGTTCCGTTCGTTCCATCAATCCACGTAGTTCCAAAACCTGTTGTTGAATTAGTCGGCAATCTAAATTCCATTTTGAATTGATTGCCTGATGCAGGACTTGCTACTAATGTTCCTGTTCCTTGAATATTTAAATCGAACGAAAATACTGTTCCTCCGGTTGTGTTTTTAAATATTCGGTAGAATGTCAAACTCGTGCCACTTGCAATACCTGAATAATCTGCGTTTGATGCCGGGCCATTAGTTACTGCTCCGTCAAAATCACCACCATTCAATGAATATGTTCCGTTAGTTGGAGAAATCAATCTTCTGTTATATACAAGTAATCCATTCTCTGAGCTTAAATCTACATTACCTAAATTGAATGAACCATCTTCCCAATATCCAGTATTACCAGATGTTGTTGGAACACTGCCTTGTGTTGCATACGTTGCAGCCTTAACACGATAATTTTCTTTTCGGAATGTTTCTGATGTTAATGTTGAAGTATTTGATTCGTTGTTGTATAAAAAACTACCTGATGTTAGCGATGTTGAAGTAACATCGCTACGAAGTGGCTTTTTAACTGTTGTGCTAATTGCAATATTAGAATTTAATATTCTTGTGTTGCTAGGTAATGTTATGCCTTTATTTAATGTTACTGTTTCAGTTGCAGGATCTGCACCACTTAATGCCGGCATCACTTCACTTGAAACTGCATTAATATTGGTTTCGTTGTATGAAATTGCATCTGCCGCTGAACTATATACATTTATATAAGCATTTTCAAATGATGCTGTATATTCTGCAGTTCCTGCAGTAAAATATTTAACGCCACTGATATAATTTGTTCCTGATAGTGATAAATTAGCCAATATTTCTTCTGTAAAGTTTACATCATTAGCTGCATTACTTGCAGATGGGTCATTTACCCATGTAACATAATTAGTTGTTTTTGTTGTTGCGCCAACTACATGTTTAACACGAGCATAATTCCAACCATATTCATTTTGGTCATTTGGGTGAACTAACCATGTTCCTGTTCTATGTTGGAATGCATCCAATTCTGTTGTGTCTGGGAACTGTGCACTTGCTGTGTTTGAAAGTGTAAATCCAGAACCATTTGCATTAGTAAATGTGCCTGACGTTACAGATGTTAAATCAACTGAATGAATATTGCTTCCATTTACTTCTAATTGTAGCGTTCCTAAGTTTGCATCACCAAATGCATTAGCAGGATAATTAATACCATCTGCTGCAACGTCTTCGTTCAAATCACCATCAATAGTAGTTGATCCGTTAAATACACCTCTTCGTAAATCATTGCCGGCTGATGTTACTGCGAATGTTCCATCTTGATCTACTGCAGATAAACTTCCAATGCCTGATGCTGATACATACCCCGATATTGCAAATGACGATCCAAATGATAATTCTGCAGATACCCCAGTGTCATTGCCATCGATATCATCTAAGTCTGGGGCTGGTGCTGGTGATAATGCTTTTAATATTTCATTAAATCTATCAACTGCAGTTCCTACTGGTGTTGTTGATGTAAAATCAGTAAATAATCCATCTGTATACGTACCATCTTCAGCATCGCCAATTGCCCCTTGTCCATTTGATACTGGGGATGTTATTGCCACATGGCTTCCTGTGTAATCTGCTGCTCCAGCTTCTGTCGCTGTAACGGTTGCATTTAATTGGTATTGCTGGCCCGAACTTGAGTCATACCAAATAATTCCATCTAAATATGTTCCATGCGTACCAGTTGTTACTGACGGCAACCCGCCACCACTTAAAAATTTTGTTACTGGTTCATAATCAGATACGCCTCCAATGAACGCTATTTCTACATCTTGCGTTCCGTTAGCGCCAGCTGCATTATGAATTGACAATGAGCCAGTTGCTAAAACAAATTCACCTCTATATACAGGATCAATGTTTTTTAAATTGTCTAATCCACCTCTTTTATGTTGAATTACTTGAGCCATTTCGTTACAAATCCTTTATTTTATATAAATATCAACATTTACGGAACAATCGTCTTGCCATTACCAGTAGGAAAAAATCCTGCATCAATGATACCTAATGTACTACCCGTTGCTGCAGTTTCGATGTTAACACCACCTACAATATCAACAGATGCACTATTAGGCAATGTAGTATCATCTGACCCGGAAATTGCTAACGAACCTGTCAATTTTAAATGTTTTGCAAGTTGTTTACCTTTAAACCTACGTGCCATTATGCCCATCTCCCATTAACAATTATTACATCATCTGATTCAATTGTATATCCTAATGTGTCAGTATTGAATACAATTGTTTGTGTTGCACTTGTTGTAGGCGTCCATGTATATGCAGCCTTATCAATATATTGACCGTTAATGTAAATATCAAATTCTGCTTTAGTTGCTGCTAAAGATGTTGTCGGATTAATTGCAGCTGCGCCAGACACAGTAACTGTTGTATTGCTAGAATATGATGCTTGTTTTTCTGTTAAATCAACTAAATATGACATTGTTTCTGCGTTTATAGATGTTCCGCCGCTTGCTCCTCCAGTTGAAGAAACTGTTACAGAGCCTCCTGCAAGTACTTGTGATTGAAACTGAAGTAATTGTTCTGGAACAACGGTTGTTGAAAACAAATCTAATCCAACATCTATAACCGTATCAAATCTTACTCGCTTAATTGAATATGCTTTTTGAAGAGTTGATAATTTAAATTCTTGTTCTGCAAGCAATGTTCCTTTAACTGTTAACGACGTTGTTGCTCGTACTAAACGATCTTCTCCTACAGTATTCAATGTTTCAAAATTAAATGCTCGCATATGAGTCTGATATTTGTTTTGTTCATTGCCCCAAGCAAACCCGCCATATGGCATAAACTGTTCTACCAATTCATTCATCTGCGTAGTGAAGTCCGTCCACAACATTAAATCATATTCTATATCAACATATTCTGGAATATTAATTGCATATATTTCTTTTGACTCTTGTGGATTATTTATTGGTATAGGAAACAATTCATCTTCATATCGATTTCTTTTGTTGTACTTTGCTCTATAATACATCTGATTGCCGATACCATCAATTGAAACTGGTCTATTAGTATCAAGTTTTTTAAGTTGATCCCGTTCAGTCATTGTATTTCTTTTCAACACAACCAACGGAGATTGAAGCATACCCTTTTCATCTCGCAAATATCCTAAACGTCGTACACTATCCCATTTCTCTCCATTTGCAAAAATTACCGGTACATTGATCAATTCATTGTTGTGAGTAACTTGTGGTTGTATTTCATTTTCAACAAACCATTTCATTGCAAAGTCTATATCATACAATGTACGACGCGGTGTTCGAATTACATCATCATCTCTTCTGATCTGTGTAGCTCGGTTCAATATCAAATCTTCTCTAGGTGTTTCAGTTCTAGATGGATTTGGTTTATTAGTCTTTCGATCAATATTTTCTCTGTTATATCTTGGCATCAATGTCCTTTATATGTTTGATCGTTAGTTGTTCCACCATAACGAATATTGCGAATATTTTGTGGTGTTTGTCTTGTTGCATGAGCATCACAAACAATTGATACGCTAAACCCGTGGCTGTCGCCATTCTGCCAAGTTTCTGGATTCTTACCAGCTAAATACTGATTTGCATCAACATTATCTAATTCATAATATTCATTGTCCCAAAATGCAATATCTCCAACTTCTGGATAAAATCCTGATTTTTCTGCCGTATCTCTTGATATTGCAAATTGCAATGTTCTTGTATAATTATGCCCATAATCATCATGACTTGCATTTTTACCTTCTTTAGTAATAAGTGCAGGAATAAGTATAGACTGATAGAATGACTTTTTATCTGATTCGCCGTACAAGTTAGAATCAGATTCTTCTACGATAAGTTTGTAGAATTCAATTTCAGTATCAACAACCTGATTCATTATCTCTGAATTAATTGATGCCATAAACTTTGCATCTCGTTGTGTACCGAATAATGCCATTCTGTTATCCTATGTATATCTTTGTTGGAACTTTTGATAAAACATTCATTGAAGCTTCATCTTCTGTTGCTTGTCTTTGCAACATGCTCTCTCGTGTCATTTTATCTAAAAATTCTCTTAATTGCGTAATCAAATCACTTTTTTCAGAAGCTGCTTCAGAAATCAATTCTGGTCCGTTAAGTGTTACTTCTGAATTTGGAATAGGTACTGTGCTATATTTGCCTCGTATACGACCTAACATTTCTTTTACAAGTGCCAATCCATACCTAAGGATCCACGCACGCCCCATATCATTAATTGTACTGTATTGTTGATAATTATATGGTATATTAGATGCGTCCGAAATCACACCGTTTAAAACCGCCGTATTACCAAATAGTAAGGCGTCTTTTGCTTTTTCTTCTTCAAATAAAAATTCAAACCAGACTTTATCAAAATATGGCGTTGATGCATTTCCTCGTTCTGTTCCAGGCACCGGATATATGATAATGTCATCGCCATGAATTTCAAATGAGAAATGTGATTTTCTAATACGATC